TCATTTTGTAGTCATTTTTTGACTGCGATACAAAGGGTTTAGCTCAATGGCATCATTTAGGTGATCTGGTGAAAAATGAGCGTAAACCATTGTTTGCTTAATATCCACATGCCCAAGGATTTTCTGTAATACAATGATATTGCCACCATTCATCATAAAATGAGAAGCAAAAGTGTGCCTTAGTACATGTGTTGCCTGTCCTTTGGGTAAATTAGGAAGGGCTGTGGTAAGCCATTTGTGGGTTACGCCATAGCAGCATGTAAATATTCGGCCAGATGTTGGTTTATAAATTTCACTATATAACTCTTCAGAAATAGGAACTGTTCGATTTTTTTTACCTTTCGTTTGAGTAAAAGTTATTTTGTATGGTGAGATTTGAGAACCTTGCAAATTAACAGCTTCCATTATGCGAGCACCTGTAGATAAACAAATTTTAAAAATAGCAGCCAACTGATCTGCAATAGGGCTTTTATTTATAATTTTAAATAACTCATCAATTTGCTCGTGAGTTAAGAACGCTAATTCATGCTCATTTTTTTTAATTTTCTTAATTCCATGAATAGGGTTAGGTTGGAGCCATTCTTTAATCTCGATTAAAAAATTAAACATGCTTTGTAGTATTAGTAGATCGAAATTATGAGAGCTAGAAGAAAGTTCTTCACCATGACGGCCATTATGCTTTGATATTGTTTTTCGAGCTGCGCGATATTGAACAAAGTTAGCAGGGGTTAGCGTTCTTGCTAGGGGGTTTAGCATTTGTTCACTAATTATTTCCAACCGACGCTTAACATGAGCACCAGATTTAAGGTGTTTACCATGTAATTGAAACCATATATCAATAAGATCAGATAGACGTCGATTATCCGACTTTTCTGTAATCCAAGGCTTATCGTTTGATTCTACTAAAATGAACTTTTCATAAGCGAGTGCTTCGCCTTTAGTAGCGAAGCGTTTTCGAACACGTTTACCTTTACGCCCTTGAGGATAAACATCACAAAGCCAAGGGTTCTTTTTTCCGTCATCTAATTTACGAACTGTCATATATAGCACCAAATAACTGTATATATAGACAGTATTGAATTATGAGTAAAGATTCAATGTTTTACTTTAAGGAAATCGAACAATTTAATAAGGTATATCGATAATTTTAATTAATTTTAGAAGATAAGATTTAGAAGTGTGACGCATAGCACATCTGTTTTTTGATGTTTTCATTACATTTAATTTTATTAAGGTATTGTATTTAAAGTTGTTTATTTGATTTTCGAAAGGTTTTTTAATCTGACTTTTGTAAGATTTTTCAAGTTGGCGGCGTAACGCGTATTGCTGGTTTATTGTGTTAGAGTTTCTGTAGAGTCGTAATTAATTCTGGAGAAGTAAATGAACACAGATGATTTGATTGTACTTTTTAAAATCTTAAATTTGTTTGGAAAAATGTTAAATACAATAAGAACTATAATAAAGCTCTGTAAGAGGATTCGTGAATAAAATAATGATTTGTATATGAAAAGAAAAAGCCTCTAACCTAGAGGCTTTTTGTAAGATTATTTTGTTTCTTTTTGTTCTTCTTCAGGTGCATTTTTAGGTGGTGTTAGTTGTGGTTTCTTTTCTTTAGTTGATGCTGTGGTTTGAGTTTGAGTTTGAGTTGGAAGAATTTTACTCAACGATTTAGATAAAGCTACAACTTCTTTGATTTGTTCATTAGGATCTGGAATATGGCTCATATCTGCTTTACCAGTATTTACACTATAGAAGTTTTTCACTAAGTCAGATTTAATTTTCATTTTCTCTTTTTCATCGGTGAAATCGTCAAGGTAAGAACCTAGAGTTGCTAATTGAGTTCCACGTTGGCGATATAAGTTTTCTTTAAATCTATGATTTGCAGATTCTTTTAGAGCATAAAGCATTGGCATACTTAAGATAGTGATGGTTAAAAATCGAGTTAGTATCCAATTGAACTCTATAGTAGGTGGAGTCTCAGATATTAAGTCTCTAAAGATAAAGAGAGCGATAGATATGGGTAATAGCATAGCAATAGCTCCCCAAACTCGTAACCTATCAGCATCTGATTTTTCATTTTGTGCTTGTTCTAAGTTATATTTTTGTAGCTCACCTTGTCCTGCGATTTGATACATTGTTCGCATTTCTTCATATAATAGTCTGAATGCAATAGATTCGGCTTTTGCTTGTTCATAATATGCTTGAGCTTGCTTTTTTATTGTTTCTATTTCTATTGTTTTTTTATTGATTTCTTCACTCACTTTGGATTCTAAAGTCATTGATAAATCAGATTGTTTTAACTCTAGCTGTGTCTCAATTGATTCCCTATGTTCATTTAATTTAGACCGTGCCTCTGTCGTTAAACTGATTGATTCAGTTTTTAACATTTTGAGTGAATTATTTTTTTCACCAGAGATATTTCTTATATATTCATCGAATTCAGATTGAGAATTTGAGATTAAAATTTGAACTTGTTCTGCTCTATCTTCAAAAGATGAAATAATATGTTGAAATGGATTATCAATGATCTTTTTAGAGAGTAATTCAACTTTATTATTTAGACTCCCTGTTAAATAGTAAGAAGAGTAAATCAAACATGCTTTTACATGATTATTTAAATCGTTTGCTGCATCAATAAATATTGAGCGGGTAATAGGCATACCTTTATAGAGACTATTAGGTTTTAAAGGAAAATCACCATGAGGACGAAGTATGTAAATACGAGTTAATAGGGGTTCTGTACCGAATAGAGAAATGAAAACATGAGGCGAAACAATTACCTCAGCCTCGATTGTTTGTTCTATTTTATTGGAAACCTTTTGAATTAAACTATGAATATCTTTAAGTTTTTTATCGGTATTCATATGTGTAAAATCAATACATTCAGATATTTTCTTAAATTCCACGTATGATGATATTAGTTCTTTTAACCCATCAGTGATTTGTAACTCAGCCATTTACCTAAACCTTCTGTCCTGCCCACACGACTTCACCGATGATTTCAAAATCAAAGGTAGTCATTTCTTTTCTTGTTAATTCCCATTTTTCGTAAGTTTCATTATCACTCACGATACTTAAACCTGCTTTGGTGAATTGAAGACGCTTAACCATCAATTGGCCATCAAAGCGAAAAACATAAATTCCATCACCTGTGAATTCTTCAATACGGTTTACCATTATTACTGCTTGGTTCTGTAGCGTTGGAGTCATGCTATCGCCACGAACAGGCATTAAAAAAATATTGTTTGGTCGTACACCAATTTCATTAGTGATGAAATTACGACTAAAAGCGATACCTTCAGGCTGATTCTCTTGAACAACTAATGCACCAGATCCTGCACTTACTTCTACATCATAAAAATCTAATTCAATATATTTTGATGTTGCGTTAGTTGACCCATCGGCAATTTGTTTTGCTTTGATAAAAATTCTTTCAGGGATTTTCCCACGTATACGCCAAGTTTGAACTGTATTTCTCGCCACACCTAAACAAGTTGCTAATTCCGTATTCGTCGATGTATTTGTGAGCATTTTAAGCTCTTCTAATTGTTGATCGATCTCTGACATTTAGACTAATCCTGTTGAATTATTAACAATAGGAGTAAATAACTGTTGACTGAAAATCAAATGCGATCAAAAATTAGCTCGAAAGGATGATTTTGAGGTCAAATGTAAACTCTATTCGTTGTTATATGCGTTTATTTGGTTATATACGTAAGAATCGCACACGTTTAACTTCAAAACAAACATATAGATAACTTTTGAATGCATTTGTGAGCAAGTGCGGGAGAAAGGAGTGGGCAATCAACTAAGGTTCCAGCCAGTTGTGATTGCCCGTGAACAAAATGAAGCTAAGAGGTGATAGATGAAAGAACCTTATGTTCTAGCAATTTCAGCGCCTTACGTCACTGTTGAACGTTACGTTGAAATAACAAAAAAGAACAGAAACACGGTCTTAAAGCATATCCGTGAAGGAAAAATTCCGGTGATGCCTAAAAGTGGCAACAAGGAAATGACCCTTATTAACTTAGCTCTATTAACTAAAAATGAGGCAATAAACATGGATCAGTCAACAATCATTATCGCTATTGCTGCACCGTACGTTACGACAGAGCGATATGCAGAAATATCAGGTATTAAGCCCGGTACTATTGAAAGAAAGATTAGTGCGAAAAAGTTTCCAGTATTGCCTAAAGAGGGCTCACGTGAACTTAATCTTATTAATCTTGCTTTGTTAACTAAACATGCTTTAGAAGCCAAGTTTTAGTTTACGTTTCATTTGCTACCTGTTGAGTATCTGATATGTCCGATAAAACAACAATGTGCGATTTTCGCGAGTCCAAACAAAAGGCATTTGAAGAAGCATGTTATGCCTTCCGTGGTAACGAAAATATGACGGCAATTGCTGAGTCATTAAAAATGTCACCAACAATGCTTCGAAATAAACTTAACCCTGAACAACCGCATGTTCTTACCTGTGTAGAAATGGTCATGGTTGCCAAAGTTTCAGGTGATTACACCATCGTAAATTGTTTATTACGTGGACTTGGTGTTGTTACTGCGAATGTTCCTACTGATGCAAGTGAAGAGACTTTTGCTAAACGAGCATTAGAGAACTCGATGCATGCAGGGGACTTGGCAAAAGAAGCGCTAGATCATGCAGGTCAAACTCGAATCACTCACCAAAGCAAACAAACCATTATCAAAAAAGCCCAAGCCTCAATAGGAAACTTAGTCTTATTAATTAACGATATTGAAGGGCGCACACCTAATGCGGTTTCTTATCTTTCTATGGGCGTGGATTTTATTACTTCTGGTGCACCATTGCCGGGATTTGCATAAGGATTTAATTATGAGTCAAACAAACTTAAATGAATCGACACGTGATATTCAATTAGTAATCAATTCTATTGTTGCAATGACTTTAGAGGCTCCTAAGTCTTTGGTTATTTCATTAAGTGTTTATTCATCAATTACAGGGGTCAATTTGCTTGTGTGGGAAGGAACCTGTCAAGGAATGATTTTGCTGAGTGAAAGTGTTTATTTCAATGAGCCAACAGCGTTAGATGATGCAATTGATCTGGAAAGTAAATTAGCTGAATTAATCATTGAAGCAAGAGATGACGAAGAGGTGGCAGCATGACCAAGGATAAGTTTTTAGCAAAAATGGTCATTGCTTACATGCAAAGTCATGGGCAAGCCCCAACAGAGCAGCACCTTGAAGGATGGGCTGATTTGTATGTTGAACTCAGTGCTTATGGTGATCTGGAGGGGTGATTATGTTGCATTTTCTTGCTGTGGTTTTAAATAGTGGCGGTGGGGTTGTTCGTGATGCAAATACGGATGAAATACGAATAGAAGAGCTCGGTGAATTTGAATCAAAAGAGCTCGCTATTGATAACGCATGTGCCCAATTTGGTTGTGAGCATATAACTAAAGGCGTGATTGTTCGTGGTGATCATACTGGTGGTTTTATGGTTTGTGATACGCAGGAGTTTGCTGAGTTATGAAATTAAATAAACAGGAAGAAAAAGCTATTGATGATATGCGATCTATTTTGGATGCAATTACTCATTCAGAAGGTAGAGGTTACGTTTGTATGAGTAGTGGTGATTTAACAAACATTGAACGCGTATTAGGCATAAATCTTTGGAATTCAACTCTTAGTAAAAAACAGGTTAAGAAAACTATCAGAGGGAAAGAGCGTTCAGTAATGAAGGTTTGTTTTCAGGCTGGAGGTCAACATTCAGCAGAAAAACATTGTTTCTTTCCATTTCAAGTAAAAGAAAAAATGTCGGTGAAAGTATGAATGATGAACAAGTGTACTTATCTGAAGAAACAAAAAGTTTAGGTCTTCACTGGATCCAACGCTTAAAGAAAGAAATCAATAAAAACAAATCCATCGTAAAACCAAAAGTGGATGGATTGAAAACTTATTGCTCAGACTTTCGTTATTCCAGAACCTTTCAAATTCAATCAAAAAGAGCATTGATGCACCGATGAAAGAGAAAGATTTACTCTATGTCGTGGGGTCAATACGACCCCAAGATGAAATTAAGAAAAATGATGCCTGCTTTCGAGCGGGTTTTTTAGGTTCAAAAATTCAGGTTCAGCCTTATTCTCAGCAAGAAATGCAGCTTTTAGAGGCAGGATTGTTCAAAAAACTGCCTGTTTATGATCGAGTCTTAAATCGAAAATCCAAACATGTCACTGAAGTTGAAATTGCCACAGAGCATTTTGAAAAGTTAAATCGACCACCTGAACACGTCCGCGAAGCGGCGGCGAGAATCGCCGAAGACTATAGGCTTGTCAATGGGCGCAAAAGTCCGACACAAAAAATGGACTCAAGAAAGTGGGATATTCGCAGCACTCTGCGAGTTCTAGGGCGTGGTACTCCGTACCCAATTGAGTTGGCATCTACTGAATCGCATTTCAACCAAGACGTGTTATATGGCTCTACAGGCCAAAGTACTGCTGCCATTTTGCATGAAAAAGGTAAACGAAATGATGATGAGTCAAAATTAGCGCCTGTTTCTTTTCAAGTTCAGCACCGAGAGTGGAGTGGTCAATATCGTGGCCAAGTGGTAACGCAAACACCAGTAAGTAATGCACCAGATGCAAATGCCGGAGAGCGTTTTTCTGAAAAACTCACCTCCAGGTCGGTATCTAAAATATTTGAAAGTGCGGCTTATACATCAACATGTCACGGTGGTTTCACTACGTTCTTAACGTTGACGTTTAACAAAGAGCAGCGTTTGCGGATTTTTGGTGGTTTAGCTGACCCAAGTGATGTGAACTCAATTGGTGCTCATCACCCCGTTCGTTTTCGTCGCAATATGGTGACGTATAAATCATCGGAATTTGTAAAGCGAACCGAGTCACCCGTTTGTAATATTGGAGGAGCTTATACCTCGATTGCCATCGATGGCCAGATACCAAAATTAATGAATGCGAGTGGTGAGATTGCAGGGGATTACTGTTTGTTATCTCAAAAGCCTAAAGCTGAATTTACCATTGATAAAACACTTGAAACGACGGTTGGCAAAGAAGTGTCACGCTTGCTCGATGGTTTAAAGAAAATGTATCAACGCGGTTGGCTTGCCGATCATACTGTGCAAACGGATAAACACTCGCATGCTAAATACAGCGATTTGACTCACGAACAAGTGCCACCTCATTTTAAATCAATACCCACAGAGTTTGGACCATCGTTCATGAAAGACGATTTTCATTATATTTGGGTAGCCGAGTGCCCAGCCAATGAAAATGGGGAACCAAACCCACACGTTCACGTTTTATTGAGATGGACTGTGGAACCGCATTTGTTCAGTGCATGGGCAAAACGATTTGAAAAAATTTGGGGGCATGGTTTTGCAAAATTAGAGCGGATTCGAGAGCCAAAAGCCGCAGGCAGTTACATCATCAAAGCGGTGGGTTATGCGGCCAAAGGTGACAATGCTGAACAAGGATTAATTCGAGGTAATCGCTATAACATTGCGAAGTGCTCGCGCGCACCGGCTTGGGAATGCATCGCCTCTTTTGAAGCCGATAACATTACCGCAATCATTAAAGAATTGGGTTATCGACTAGAACGATGGAAAAAACCATTGGAGCGCACATTAAATCGATTGTCCTATCAGAAAAGGCAAACCATTAAAGCCAAAGCGACGGCCATCAAAAAGGGAGAGCCTGAAGATAAATTGAAGAAAATGCAAAGTCGCATTATTCGATTGGAGAAACAGGCGCTCAATGTGAAAAAAGAAATGAAGTCACGACAAGTGCATGTATCAACGGGCAACAATTTTTCAATCTCGTTTGATGGCAAAGAAGCCAAAGATAAATTGGATGACTTTTTGATGTGGGCAGCTGGTGCGCGCGGTTGGGGAATGGATTGTCGTGATATGGATTTATCTGAGTTAAAACATGAAGCCGATGGTTTTTATCATGATCGTTTTATTCAATTCAAAGATAAACAAGCGTATTGGCAAGCGGTGCTGAATGACCCCATCCCCATTGAAACGCATGATGAAAATGAATTGAGTTATTGGAAGAGTTTTACTGCGGATTATTTAGAGGGGCGATTAACCTCAATGTTACGTTAGAAAATGGAGAGCTGAGAATGTTAATTACATGCCCAAAATGCTTAACCAAAACACGTATTGCTACATCACGCGCTATTTCACCAGAAACGCGCGAATTGTACTGCCAATGCTTGAACCTAAATTGCGGAAAAGTGTTCGTTGCACACACATTATTTTCGCATTTTATTGAGTCAACAGGCCAAAAACCGGATGCCGAGTTGCAACCTGAATTGTGTAAAGATGCAAGTCAGATGGATATATTCGACGAATTATAAAAAACGCAAGAAAACGATCTAAAAGGATCTCTAAAACGATCAGCTAGAAATGCAATTAGTTTAAATCAAACAAAGACTTGGGTTTAATAGAGTTGCATAAATAATTTGCGTTTATTTTTCGTTTTATTGTTGTGTTGAATTTTGGTGCGGAGGGGAGGGTGAGTCCGAGCGAGCCTAAATCGCTGACCCCTGCGATGAAATATTCAGGATTTTTGCATAACACGATTGGTTTTTATTTAACTTGAGAGAATGTCACGTCATGTGGGAAAGAGAGTACGAGAAAGGGCGTTGGAATGGCCTTGAATTGAACATCTTAACGACGTCCATCGATGGTGGCCAACGTCTTCATGTGAGTGAAATTCCTTATGCGGATTTATCTAGCATTAAAGTGATGGGAAGTGCGGCAAGCAGCATTGATTTAGAAGTATTGCTTGTTGGTAAAGCCTCTTTGGTTGAAGCCAATAACTTGTTGGCGAGTCTTAACGCATCGCCTAAAGGAGAGTTGGAGCATCCATGGCTTGGTGAGTTACCGCTTGTCTTTGAAACGTTTTCTCAAAAAATCAGTACCAAGCGTGGTGTGGTTGAATTATCTCTTAAGTTCTTACGTGATGGGAAAGCCCCACAGTTAAGTTCGTCGGCGTCCATCACCGTGAGCTCAAAAGAGCAAGCCTCCGAGGTTGAAAAGAGTTCAACAAAAACCTTTGTTCAAGATGTTGAAGAGATGGATGCCGCTCAAGTGAGTAGCTTACAAGAGCGCTTTACTTACGCCATTAATCAACTGGTTGGTATATCCACCAAGTTGAACGTGCCAAGCCAAACTCTCTCGGCTTTAAACCAAGAGCTCAATAGTGCCTTGGTTGCGATTTCAAGTATTGCCAATGCTCCTGAGCAGTTTGCTGAGCAGTTGAGTAAAACCGTTGATAGTGTTGCTGATGCAGTGCGCTCTGAGCCTGATTCTGAAAATGAAGCGATAGACAATTCAAGGGCAGCGCAAAGCAGCATGTTGGCAGCAATTGATCCTAATGCCCCAAGTGCTCACTACAATGTTCAGATGGTTACCGCCGCAGTGAAAATGAGTAAAACCGTTGCAATGTTAGAGCAGGAAAAGGAATTTGATATTGTGAATGCGAAAGGGCAACCAAGCATCATGATGAGTGATTTGAAACAGCTCACCGTTGCTATTTCACAACGAATTAATGAAGTAACGATGAACTCAACACTGGAAAGTCTTGAACTGTTTTATGCGCTGACAGGCTTAAAAGAAGGAATAGAAACGCAATACAACAAAGTAAAAATGGGCAGTGAAGCACAACGTTTTATTGAACGTGGGCGGTATATTCCTGCGTTATTTTTAGCTCACCAAACATATACCGATACCGCATTAATATCGGCGCTGAATTCGCAAAAACATCCATTATTTATGAATGGCACGTTATCCATGAGGGCGATGAAATGAAGTTAACCTTATTGATTGATAATAAGCCAACCGTATTTTTTAGCGCGAATCTTCGCTATTCCATCGAGCAGCTAGCGCATGAGTTTAACTGCCGCATTCCCGTTATGGTGATAGAGCGTCCATTGTCGATTGAATTTAAGTTGGATGGCCAACGTATTTTTACAGGGATGATCGATAGAGCGACGAACTCGACCACAAGTCGTGAGCATTCCATGTCGATAAGTGGGCGATCTAAAAGTGCCAACATGATTGATTCACGCATCACGATGGATGCGCAATACGGCCAAACCATTGACCGCTTATTACATGCTATCGCAAAAGAATTTGGACTCGGGGTTCACTGCTCTATTGATAAGAGTGCATTAGTGCCTATTTCAGAATTTCAAATCAATGGTGAATCGCCGGTTGATAATTTTGCTCAGCTCATTAAAGAGCAAGGTTTTATTCTTGTTGAGCGTGATGGCGTTCTTACGATTGAAAATCCTGCACAAGCCACACTTGAGGGAGTAGCGCTTGAGGTGGGTGAAAATATTGAAGAGCTTGTTATTGATAAAAATTTCACTGAGCAATTTTACCATATTGAAGTTCAAGGTCAGTGGGATGATGCCAACGCAGTTGTGACTTATGCACCAGCGAATACTCAGCGACGAACGGTTTTTATTTCAGACCAACTCCAAACCGCAGAAGCTTGCCAATCACGAGCGGAATATGAGCGAGATTTAGCGATTGCAAAGGGATTGAGTGCATCCACATCCATTGGTGATGTATTTGTTGAGTTAACTGGACAAGCCATAAATCGAACGATTCGAGTTACTGATAAAACACAAGATTTCAGTGAAATGCTGTTGGTTAAAACGTTGGATTTATCCGTAACCGAAACCAGTGCTGAAACTAAAGTGGAGTTCTTTAGACCCTTTAAGGAGAAAACGCATGTTTAACCGGTTGATGAGTCGCATCAAAAACATGGTGGCGATTGGTAGCGTGACGGGTGCGAACACCAAAGTATTGCAGATAAAAACATCTACGGGCAAAACCAATGATCGCATTAAACGGTTACATAACTATGGTTTTGTTAGTCGCCCTAAAGTGGGGTCTCGTGCATACCTTCTTTTTCTTGGTGGTGTGATGAGCCGAGGTTTTTCATTTTGCGTTGAAGATGAACGCTATGAAATGGAATTGGAAGAAGGTGAAGTGGCCATGATGGATGACAAAGGCAATGTGGTTCATTTTACGAAAAACGGCATCTCTATTACATCGCTTGGTGCGGTTGAGGTAAATGCCCAAAAAGACGTCACGCTAAAGGCCGATGGTAAAGCGATTGTGACGGCTCAACTAATTGAGCTCAATGGGGCTGAAGGTGGTGTTGTTAGGGATTGTGATGGTTGTGCTTTTTCAGGTGCGCCGCATGCTGTGGCATCAAAAAAAGTAAAGGCAGGATAAAAGATGGCTTCAAATGATAAAGATTTACAAGCATTTCTAGAAGAAGAGCTTATAGCTGAAGGTTTTGTTCTTGATAGTGAATTTGCAATGGCTGGTAAGTTTGCCAAAGCGGTTGCAAAAGCAGTGGTAAAAGAAAGAACGCAAAATGCAGAAGTGATCATTGATAAAGGCAGCTCAGCAGGGACTTACAAAGTGTCATGACGTATTTTAATTTGAATGCCGTCACAGCCCCGATAAATACCAAAGAAGGGCTCACTCATGCAGTGCTTCAAAGTGTGTTGAATCATGCTGAAGCGACCAAAAATGATCGCGCCCGTATGGAGAGTTCTGAGCGTGGCGGTTGTTGGAATGATGAGTTTATTCGAAGTATCGGCTCTCGTGATTGGACGCTTAAGCGCGAGAAAATGACAGAGCAAACCATTGGCCGAGTAAAGCGTTTTTATGAAGAGGCGTTGGCTTGGTTAGTTGATGAAAAGCATGTGCAATCGGTAACGGTTGAGGTCAAGAAACTTGGTTCAAGCAAGTTATCGAGAAACGTCATATTAACGCTTAATGATGGGGCAAAATTAGAGGTGACACCATGAGCACACAACGTAGTCTAAACGCGTTAATTGATAGAGCAACCGCCACATTAATTGCGAAAACAGGTCAACATAACCCAGCTATTGATGCTATTGCGTGCGCCATTGCCGGAGTTAGTTATGGCCAATATGGCTATCAAGATCAGCTCTTTCGAGAGTTGCATCCTGAAACTGCATCTGAGCCTTGGTTGTATTTACACGCTGGACGTCATGATGTTGAACGACTTCTTCCTACGTTCGCTAAAGGTTTAATTCAATTTGAACAATTAGGTGGTGTGGTTCCTATTCCTAAAGGTTCAATCGTTATTGATATTACAGGCAGTGAATACCAAACCATTCGGGCTCAGTACAGTAATGAAGATGTGGAAGTGATTGCGCTCATTGCTGGTGTGTCTGGAAATTTACCAAGTGGTGCAGTACTTCGATTATCAAAAAGTATTAATGGGGTGAACCCTGATGATGTGCTTTGTCTTGGCTTTAGTGGCGGAGCTGACATTGAAGAGTTAGAGCACTGGCGTCAACGTATCTGCACGGCTTTCAATAAAGGTCAAGAAGTGGGACGACGAGACGATTATGAAAGTTGGGCGCTCTCAGCTCATGCTGATGTGGATTTTGCATGGGCGTTAGATAACACACCTGAGCGTGGCATGGTTCAAGTCTACATTGGTGCGAGAGAAAATGATCCCACGTTATCTTTAGAAGTCATCACAACGGTACAAACTTTTATTGATAAAGAGCGGTTGGCAGGATGTCACCCTTTAGTGGCCATCCCAATGCATAAAGCGGTCGATGTTGAAATTCAAAATGTTCAAGATGAGCAGGTGAGAGCGGATGTAATTGTGGCACTCCAGGAATTATTTAAAGACAAAATGGGGCAGCGTGACGAATCGGTGAATCCACCCAAACAAGTATCCATTACCCCTACTGAAATTGTGCTTGCTATTGCACCGATTACCAGTAATTACATCGTTAAGCAGCCAACCGAAGAGCAATTTATTACGGACAGTGAAATTCATGTTTTAGGGGAGGTGACATGGACACCTCTGACTTAATTGTGGATTACAGTGAAGCCGATTTTGCTGATGCTATTCGTAACCTATTGCCTCAAGGGGATTACTGGCAAGAGGCGGATAATACCGAGCTCACTAACACTATTTTAGGGATGGCCGCTGACTTTAAAGTGACCAATGATGAAATCCAATTGGCACTGTTAACGGATTTTAATGAAAGCTTATTTGGTTGGAAGCTCAGTGATTATCAAGCCTTACTTATTAGCTCAGGTGGGCAAGGAGTGGTGAGTGATACACGAAATAAACCCAACTTGATTTATGTGTCACTTGCCTCGAATGAGCGGTGTGAAAAAGCGTGGTTTGAATTTGAAAAAGTGCGTCTTCCTCATACTGAAATTCAATGGATATATAACAGCACCATAAATGTTCACACTCAAACCGCTAACGCAAGACATACTCGAACCCTTTATCAATATGAGGTCACTCAATGAGTTTATTAATTACGGATGCAGGCATTGCCGCCTCAATTGAAGCCGAAGCACTTGGTGTCAATTATAAAATCACGCATATAGGGATTGGTCTTGATGGGTATGTACCTAGTGCAGGCCAAACGCAACTAAAAAATGAAGTGGCGCGTGAAGCATTGAGTCGTGGCTCAGTTCCTGCGCTTGGTCAGTTGCATTTTGAAGCGGTGTTTGCAGGAAACACTTCTTTTGATGGTAAAGAGGTTGGTTATTTTCTAGAAAATGGAACTCTCTTTGCGGTTGATAGCCGTGATGGGGAAATTATGTCGCTAAAGCGAAGTAATACCATTATTACTGAAGCGTTTGAGCTTAATCTTGCAGGCTCAAGCATTAAAAATATTACGGTTGAGCTAATGGGGGCTCCCTATGCAACTGAAGAATTAGCCGGTATCGCAAAAATCACGACAATAGATAAAATGAACAGTGATGATGATGAAACCATAGTCACCCCTAAAAAGCTGAAAGATAACACCGCAACAGATGACGATATTGATACTGAGTCAAATGAGCCTAAGTTCATTCAATTACCGCAACTCTGGCGTGGAATACAAAAGTTTGTTTTAGATAAATTATGGCTCCCATTAGCCGAGTTAATTTATCCGGTTGGCTGTCCAATCCCATACCCAGCAGCAGAAGCGCCGCCTAAATTTATCGCTTATATCGGCCAGACTTTTGATAAAACTGTATTCACCAAATTAGCGGAGCGTTTTCCAAGTGGTGTAATGCCCGATATGCGAAAAAATTACATTCGAGGTTTAGGGGAAGGAGAAACGCCGTTATCTATTAAAGGGCAATCGGTTCAACCATTAGGCTTTTCTGGTGATGAAATGGATCCTCATCAACATTCAGCAACATTTAAAGGGGGTAATGTTGCTAGTGGGGGAAGTAGTGGTTTTTATATGTCATATCAACAGCAGTGGTCACAAACTCAGAAAACAGCACCAGTATCAGCTGGGACACCAACGGGGATAATTACTGGTACTGGTGATGAAACTAACCCTAATTCGATTCGATGGTTGTACATAACGAGGGCAGCATAATGAATTTTTCAAACAAAGATAGAGTCGCTCATTTATACCACTTTGATGAGAACGGCGAGTTTACTCATGATGGTCCAATGACAATTCGAGCTCATATGGGACTGCCTTCTCAGAGTACAGAAATCGCCTTATCAAAATACAATAAAGCGCTTGAGCGTTGTTATTTTGTTGATGGTGCTTGGGTTGTCACTTCGTTGTTTATTGGTCGCTTTTATTGGGATAAAAAGGCACAAATACATTGTATTCACTCTTATCCTCAAGAATTACCTGAAAGCTATTCTTTAATTGAGCCACCAGAGGCGAATAAAGGATTTGTGGTTCAATTGGTTGATGATGAATGGCAACAAATAGAAGATCATCGAGGTCAGTTAATCTTTGATTGCAGTGATTGCACGTTATATGAAGAAGTCGAAAGGGTTGGCAAGATAAAAGAGGGCTTTACTCTTAATGAGCCATCAACGCTTTTTGATGAATGGATTGATAATCAATGGGTGACTAATCAGAGCAATAAACACATTGGTGATTTTAATCAAGTGGATGAAACAAGACGTGATTTATATAGTCGAGTTTGTGATCCTCTTTTTGCTGAAGCTCGTGTAAAGCGGGTGCAAGGAATGGAGCAAGAAGCGATAAACATAGAGGCGCAAGCGCTTGCTGCAAGAAAGCAAATTCAACTCGATAACCCCTACCCTTAATTCAATAAAAAAACGTGGTTATTTAGACAATAACCACGCTTTTTTTAAAATATATATTTAATCTTTTTTGAGTACCAACTATTCATATGACAACAATCAGAATAATAAGGTAAATAATCATTACTTATAGTCTTACACTTCCCATCTGAACATAAATAATTTAATGGGTTTATTTTATTAATCTCATTAGAAGTTAGGATTGGATTAATAAAGTTATAATACCATTCATTACTATTCTCTATCGTATCCTTGTCAACATATTGTTCATTGCTCTCTCCATTAATGATTATAGTTTCAATATAATTTGGAGAAAACCTATAATTCGTAGGATGTGGTAGAATAAAATAGACATCATCTGTATTGTTCTTTAATTGCGTTAATAAAATATTTATTTTATCTGTGATAATTTTTCTACCAACATCACTTTTCAAGGGGAATATATTACCATCAACGTTCACATTATATTTATTAAGATATGAAGGCCAATTACCTCCGATTATTATTTTAGAAAATTTCCTATCATTTAAAACGGTTTCAATATCATTCATTTTTTTGCATTTGTTTTTAGTATCACCAACACCGGGGATAGGCATGCATCCCCCTTCAGTGTAAAACAATGAATTAACGTCATTATGAACAATAGCTGTTGGATAATATTGTTGAATGAAACTATCACCGATAAATAAAACAGTTTCATTAGAATTATGGTCAACCATAACTAAGTTAGTTTCAGTATCAATTGAGTAATTGTCGTGAGGGAATACACGATTTCCATCAACGGCTTCTTTCATTCTTTCAATTAATGAGACCTTTTCAGGATACCGAACATTGATGAGACCATTACTGCTTTTTATATATACAGATAAAAAATACACGATAATAATTAAAGTTATCGTTACAATTAATCTTCTATTAAATTTTATTTTTTCAATAGAAAAATATGATATAGCCCCCATGATTATTGATGCAAATATTCCTAAGATTATATTGAGATAACCATTTAAACCTTCATTATAGAGATAAACAACAATTGGCCAATGCCACAAGTAAATAGAGTACGACCAAAGGCCTATATTCTTAATGAAAATATTATCATATATAATGCTTTGTTTGTTAGATAAAAGAATAAATAACGTGCCTATTGTTGGTAATATCGCAAAATAGCTTGGCCAATACATAGTATCATTTACATATAAGACTGATAAAATCAACAACCCCCAACCAATGGAATTTAAGAAATTAAACCTCTTATCTTTATAAAAATATGCTAATGATCCTATTAACAACTCCCAAGCTCTGCTCGGTAAAGTGTAGTATGCAGAGTTGGGTATCTTTAACGCCATATAAATAGATAATAAAAAACCTAAAACGATCAGTGCCAATATTATTTCTTTAATGTACTTTTCAAGTTTCAACTTTATTATTGATAACAACAAAACTGGGTATAGAAGATAAAACTGGAACTCTACTGATAACGACCATGTATGTAACAGCCATTTTGACTTTGATTCTGAATCGAAATATCCAGATTCTCTATTGTAAGTTATATTAGATATGAATGTTATACTATCCCTAATATGCTTTCCTAATTGCTCATAATCAAAAGGAGCTAAGTAAAACCATCCAAAGATAATAAGAACAAGACATAAGATGGCTAAAGGCGGGACTATTCTAGTTAATCTTGATGAGTAAAAGTTACCAATTGAAAAAGTATTATTACTCATACCTCCAAGAATAATTGAAGTCATTAGAAAGCCAGATATAACAAAAAAAATATCAACCCCAACAAAGCCACCATTTAATAAGCCTGGTTTAAAGTGATATATTACGACAGATATTACGGCAAACATTCGCAATGCATTGATATCTTTTCTGAATTTATTGGCTTTCATTTATTTATTTTCTGTATGGGTGGTATGTATATTTTATATGAACGGTAATTATAAATAAATTATATATTTTCCTTATTGAGAATATAATTGGATTTTCTATATATCTAATGTAGAAAACACACCGCTGTCCTCTATTTTTTACGCGCGATAAACTGTTGTCAAATCCATCATTTAAGTTTCGTATGTCTGAAAAAGAAATCGCACGCATTGATGTCTCTATTAATGATTTAACCAAATTAATGAGAGAGCAAAACAGTGCGCTAAATAAAATTCTGGTGACCCTCACCAAAACTCAAACCATTCAACTGGCGGACTCAAAACGAATAGACAAACTCGAATCGGATAGAACGTGGTTAGTTAGATTAATTTTTGGTTCGGTAATTGCGATTGCTTTTGCCGCTTTTAAGGTGATGTAATATGAATAAATTCAGTCAACAAAGTGCCACTCGTTTAGCGAGCTGCCATCCACAATTACAAAAAGTGTTTACTAAGGTTCTTGAGATATGCGATTGCTCAATTCTTTGTGGCCATCGAACCGAAGCCGAACAAAATGCACTTCCAAGTAGCAATACCCAAGTTCGTTTTCCTAATAGCAAACATAACTCAGTACCAAGTAAAGCGGTTGATGCGACACCATACCCTTATGATGAAGATGACCGTGAGCGTTTTAGTTATTTTGCAGGCATCGTTATTGGTGTTGGTGCATCAATGGGTATCGCCATTCGTTGGGGCGGTGATTGGGATAGAGATAATGAGCTCAAAGATAATGGCTTTGATGATTTAATGCATTTTGAGTTAATGGAGTGATTGATGGGACTGTTCAGCAAAATCTTTGGCACCGATTCTGCCATTAATAAAGGACTCGATTTAATTGCTAATACAGGTGATGCGTTGGTATTTACGGATGAAGAAAAGGCGCATCAACAGGTTGCATTATTAAAAGCGTATGAGCCTTTTAAACTCATTCAACGTTTCATTGTGATGGTCTTTTGTCTTCCTTATGTCGGTTTACATACCGTTGTGATCATAGGTTGTATTTTCGGTGCGGATTGGGGAGTAATTAGTACCATGATAAATGAAGCATTTGGTTATCCAGTTCTTGCGGCCGTTGCTTTGTATCTTGGCGGTGGCGCTATCCCAAAACGTAAAAATTAAACTCCACATGATTTGTGGAGTTTTAGATTGTTTCTAATTAGAAGCTGTTGAGTTGTTTTTATTAGACATAAATACATATTCGTTCAATAAGTATTGTATCGTGTTATGCAAAAACTCAGCGGTATTTTCTAATTCTCGTATATAAGTGCTTGGTTTTATATTAGACTCAATCAAATCAAATTCATTATTTGCTTGAAGACCTGATGTGATATTACCACCTTTAGGAACAAGATAACGCTGCTCTATAAAGACATTTTCGTTCTTTTGTAGGTCTTCTTTTAGGTTTCCCCCATATTGCGATTCATAACGACTCTCTAAAAAAGCAGCGAGTTTAGGTTCATGTTTTATTATTTTTCCAAAAATATCACTTAACCCATGGCCTGTATGATGATTGATGTTGACGTTACGAGTATTACCTTTCCATATGGTAGTTACAGCAAAACATTTGAGAAAGCTTTCAATGGAAAATGCCATAAATGCATAATATGGTCTCTGTAATTCTTTTTTGGATTCTTTAATTAGTAAAGCTGCATCATAAAATTCTTTGGCATGTAAAAACATTAGGTAATTAACTAAGTCTTTTATTGGTAATTCATCATCGCTATTTCGATTTTTCATTGTTAAGAGTTCTCAGATTGGAGGGGAACGTGATAAAGAAAACAACCAGCTGTTAGGCCGGTTGCTATTAGATTTAGGGGATTATGTGCTCAATGTTATAAGCGTAAAACCAGTTTTTAACTGTTTGATAGTCGGAGGCGGTTGGAGACCATTTTACGTTGTTTACTCTGTTTTCAGTGGTACCGTCAAAGAAAAAACGGATGGAATTAATATCATCATCGAATTGGATACTTGTTACTAATTCTAGGTTTATAGGTTTCTGTCCGGGGATATCAATAAATCGTGCCATTTTGTTCCCTTTTAATTAAAAATTAATAGATATTATTCAATTGTTTTATGAATAACTTACGACTTGTCAATTTAACCCTATCAATATAACTATGAAAAAAATGTCGCACTTTTCTCAAAAATAGTCGAAGTGCTTTATATATTTTAGAATTGCTTTTTTGTACACAGTTTTTACATTTCCAATCCCTCATACTCCTTAATATTTACGACCTCCTGTCCCACAAAGTCATTCAATTCACAGACCGATTCTAATAGTGGCACCAGTTCATTTTTGTAGAAAATGCGATCGACTTTGTTTAAGTCACTGCTAGAACTAAAACCTTCACGAACAATACTCATTAAATCCAATGGAATGCGATGACTGGCCAACACATCATTGGTGGTCATGCCCTTAATATCTTTAAATGCATCTTTGGCTTCGACTTGTCCAATTGGGGTCAGTTCTGGCGGTTTACCATCTTTGCCTTTGCCGTTAATGAACAAATTCTTAAAAGCACCAAGGCCAGCTTGTTTTCTTAATTTGTCTTCAATTTCCTTTTCTTGTTTATCGGTAAGGTTTGGATCGTTCATGTAAAGTAAGTAACCTGCATGAGCGCCGTTGATGTAGTACTTACGACGAAATAGGGTTGCATCTTCATTGAGCCAGATAGAACTCAGCGCACCAATGTATTGCGGCATGCCGTAGATTTCTTGGCAAATATCGTACTCACTCAAATGAAAAATCTGACCATCCTTATAATCAATGCGGCCATCATCGTTATAGGCGTTTGGCTTATAGGTATAGCGACCGATGGTTTCTTGTGCTCGCATGTATAAGGCAGGCAAGTGCTTTAATTTAATCACTTCTTTAAAGGCGTTTTTAATCACAAGTAAATAGCCATTACCAAAGGTTAAGAAGTCATCCAAGAAGCGTTTAAAATCTCGCTTGCTGAGTAGCGTGGATAACTTCACTGAGCTTGAAGCCATGTTTCTTTTTACATACAACGCTGAGCCGTGCATTGGATTGGCTCGCGCGGCTTTGGCCAAGGTATCTAAAGGGATAGGTGGCTCATACAAACCATCAATTAAAGCGACTTCCATATAACTGAGAATATCGCTCGTCATTACGCTTTCAGGGGTAGAAAAAGTTATCAAAATATCCTCTCTTATAGGAACGAAACGGTGGTTGAGTCATCGCGTAAAATATCGATAGGCTCCCAATGTAAAACGTGCATGGTTGCCCACGCTAAATCAGCGTGAGAGCCGACTTTATTACGTGCTGAGATAAAGGTAATTTGGTTACTCATTTTGGTGGTGTGCTGTTTTATCATCAAAAATGAATGCACGACGTCATCCCATTCATCATCAAACTGAAGACGGCCTGCATTAATAATTTCACGCGCTTTGTAGGCCATCATGCGTTTCATCTCTGGTGAATAATCTAAGGTGGTGAGCCCTGGATAAAACTTTCTCACTAACTCAGCAACGGCTGAGCCCACACCGCCAACATCAATGGCCAAATAGACCACGTTGTACTTTTTGCAAATGGCTTCAATGGCCGTGGCTTGGTCTTCATAGCTTGAGCCTTTTAAGCGAACGCGTTCAATAACTCGGAATGTACCGCCTTTAATGATGGGTTTGAGTGCGACCACCAAGCCTGCATCATCCGAGCCTTCACCTTGACCGCCACCTCTTGGATCATAACCAACCAATACTTCTCGACGACCAACAGGGTGAAGCGCTTCAAAATTCACATCACTCCATTGACTGGTATCCGTTTTACAAGCCAGTAGGGCTTTAATGCTAAAGAACGATGAAGAGTCATCTAAGAACACACAACGAAGCAAATTATCAAACACGGATTTATCGGGATATTTACGATGTAATTTATCCATGTTGAAGAACGTGGCACCGCGCTCAATTGCATCATCCACAGTGATTATTTGACGGAAAATACCATCGTTACCAAGTGAGCCATTTTTTAATGCTTTATGGCTGATATCAATATTGAGCTCTTTGGCTCCAGACCATTTTGGATACGCTTCGTGCGCGGTTGTGGATGGGGTCGATAAATACGTGGTTCGATATTGCGCTTGGATGGACATGCCGCCTGCGTAATCATCGAGTTTTTGAAAGCTTGGGATCCAAAACACTTCGTCATAATACATATGACCGTTAAAGCCTTGGCTTGTGAAAATGTTTGTGGACATGAAATGCAGCTCAGCGCCATTGCTGAGAATGATGCTGTCTTTGCCTTTGAGTTCAATATCCCCAATCTCAAGCGCAAATTTGCGAATGTAGTTTTTGAAAATCTCTGCCTGTTTACGCGAGGCGGAAATAAAGACCTGATTGTCACCGGTTAACACCGCATCTTCAAACGCTTCAAACGAGAAATAATCACTCAAGCCAATTTGACGCGATTTTAAATAAAAGCGTTGTTCGTTGATGGTGTCATCACACTTATGAGCATGAATGTCTTTTTGATATTGGAAGTATTTTTTCGCGTAATACTCAGAAAGCATTTCAGCGGTGATGCCTGAAATATCATTTTTGCTTTTGTTGCTTGGTCTGCCTCGTTTTTTCTCTGAGCCATTTTCTGATTTTGGAATTTTGTTTTTGCGTCGTTCAGCTGCGTCACGTTTGTATTTTTGCTCAAGTAGCATTTCAAGCTCTTTGAGTTGTGACTCGTGCTTTTGGTCTACCCACATCAAATACGCAATGCGCTGTCTGAGTATCAACTCAACAGGGGCGTCATCACGCATTTGTTTCCATTTAAATTTTGAGATCCATTGTTGAATGGTGCGCGGAGCCAGCTCCAGTGCCTCGGCAATTTCTGCGGTTTTGTACTGGCGTAAGTAATACCCCAGCGCATGAGTTTGCGCTTGGGTATAGAGTGGTTTTTCAAGTGGTGCAGTCGGACTCATTTTCATTATTACAGTGTGCAATAACCAAATTAATCCCTCAGTAAATCCATGTTCTAGATGCACATTCTAGGATTGGGATGAATACAAAAAGAGGCAGGATTTCGATAAATTAAAATCAGAAATCACAGGAGAGAGCAGCATGTTTCAATCAGAGCCCATTTGTATTTTAACCGCAGGTGAAACCGTCGATGGTCGGTTTATCGAGCAAAAGGTGATTGACGATATTGTCGAGCTGTATGACCCAAAACGCTATAACGCACGCATCAATGAAGAGCATTGGGCATGGGGTGAAAAGTTTGGCTCGGTGCTATCGGTGGAAAAAAGAGGGGATGAATTGTGGGGCGTTTTAAAACCCAATTCATTGTTATTGAGTACGGTTGAGAAAGGTCAACTTCTGCATACCTCTTGTGAAATTACGCCTAATTTTGCCAATACGGGAAAAAGTTATTTAACCGGCTTGGCATTAACGGACGAGCCTGCATCGCTTGGCACCACTGAAATGCATTTATCGGCCAACTCGAAAGAGAAAAATAAGGACAAGGTCTATTTGAGCTCAGGGGCTACCGTAGGAAAAGAGCTCATCGAGGCCGAAGAGCCAGCCACTCAAGATGACAAAAAATTGTTATCTCGACTTATTCAATTATTTCGCTCGCATGATGAGCCATCCGATCCACCAGAAGAAGAGAACGATGACATGAATGAAGAACTAAAAGATCTATTACAAGCACAAACCGCGCAGATAACAGCGTTAACAAGTCAAGTGACAAGCTTAACTGCAACGATTAAAGAAACCCTTCCTCAAGAGACTGAGCTCGAGCAAGAAGAGCAAACCGAGTTAGCCTATCAGGTCGAAGCGCTATCAAGCAAACTTGATGATGTGGTGACAAAACTGAGCTCTATCACGGATGAAACTCCTCGACAATTAGCAGGGGAAGACAGCGAAGAAACGTATTTATAAGCATTGGCTTATCACGCTTTTCCTTCTTCTTAATCTATTTATTTAACTGGATTTTATTATGCAAGAAAAAACAAAACTGGCGATAGAGGGCTATAAAAAAGCCGCCGCAAAACAAAATGGTGTTGAGGATGTCACTGAAAAATTCAGTGTGACCCCTAATGCCACACAAAAGATTGTTGCTCAAATTCGTGAGAGTAACTGGTTTCTTGGCAAGATTAATATTGTGCCTGTGGCAAACCAAAAAGGGGAAGCGATTGGGCTTGGGGTAACTGGCATGATTGCCAGCCGTACCAACACCAAAACAGGTAATGAGCGTAAAACCAAAGCCGTTTATAACATGGAGCCGATGCCGTACCTGTGTGAGCAAGTGAACTTTGATTCACACATTCGTTATGAACAATTGGATGCCTTTGCTCATCTGAAGAACTTTAACAAACTTATCAATTCTCAAACTCGTGAGCAGATTGATATGAACAAAGTGACCATCGGTTTCTATGGCACATCTTGCGAAGCGAATACGGATCCTGAGACGAATCCAAATGGGGAAGATGTGTGTAAAGGATGGTTCCAAGCCATTCGTGATAATAACGCTGATGCGATGCTTGTTGAAGGCAAAACAACGGGTGAAATTCGTCTGGGTGAGGGCGATGAAACGGCAGGCAAAGGGGACTTTATTAATCTTGATTTAGCCGTAATGAATGTGAAAGGTTTATTGCATGATGCGTGCGCCAATGCCTCGGATTTAGTGGCGTTGGTTGGCTCTGATTTACTTTCTTATGATAAAGCCAAGTTCTATGCCGCGCATGGTAATACTCCAACAGAAAAAGCGCACATTGAAGACATGCAAGTGATTGGCACGTATGGCGGTTTAGCGGCGTTTTGTCCACCATCGTTCCCACCAACGGGGATCTTGGTTACTAGCTTTAAAAACTTATCTTTGTACATTCAAAAAGATTCCATTCGTCGCTCATTGGCAATTAAGAACGACCGTCTTGATCAAATTGAAAATTTTGAATCAATGAACATGGCTTATGTGGTTGAACAATTACCAAAAGCGGCCGCGCTTGAGTTTGACCACGTGAAACTGTGGATTGATGGCGCGTGGGTATAACCGCGCACAACTGAACACCAACCCATGCAGGCGATCACTGCTTTATCAACCTATTGATGGGTTGTTATTAGTCAGTGTGAAGCCTGCACCTAAGAGGCGAATATGGAATTTGTTGGCAATAAAAATGAAGTGTATGACGCGGTATTGCCTGCAACAGAGCAATACCCCGAGCTTAAAATATCAGAGTTTCAGCTTGTGTTTCATTTTTTGAGTAATGAAACAGAGGCGGGGATTTTACATCATGCCACGGTGGCCAGAGTCACTATTCATCGAGAGCTACTCGATACCATGGCAGAATTTGAAAACTTAGATGCGTTGTCAGTGGAGCGATTTGGTGAAACTGATACGGGAAGCACCTTGTATAAACAAGCGGTGTTTGCAATGACGGCAAACTTCTTAGTTGAAAATCAATTGAGTATGAACGCCACCAAAGAAGCGGCAGAGCGACAAGACGCCATTCAAGCCAAAGCGGATAACTGTTTAGTGCAATATCGCCGGGCTATGGATTTATTACTTAATGGTGAAGAAACCTATCGTTTTGAGGTGGTGTGATGAAAGCGCTGCAAAGTATTACGGAGTTATTTTCTCATCATGTGCTCAATGCTCATAGTTTTGATGTATGGGCAGAAGATGGGGAGCTAGTTTGTACGCAAGGCCAACTCGTGGATGGCTTTGATATTACCTACACCGTGAACGTCAATATGGTGGGTGTCGATATCGAACCACAGATATTGATGATGCATTTGGTGTCATGGTTAAACAAATTTGATATCCAACGAGAAGAAAAAGGCTTGGCACCGCCATCCTTTGCGGCCGAGTTACTGGATAACGGCAAATGCGACATCAAACTCAAAGTGGATATTCAGGAAAGCTACTCACTGAATGAAAACGCACAAGGTAATTGGCTACAAAATGAAACTCGATATGAGTGTGTCAGCAATTTCACTCGTACATTAAGTGAAGATGAATTACCGCCATTAGAGTTTATTGGTGGTCATGAACATGACTTTCCATCATGCAGTTAAGTAGTCCCGAGCAGCTCACGAGCATCATTGATGGCTTGCTATTAAGCGAAGCTGAGCAGTTTGATTTAAATCGGCGTTTAGCCAATCGCTCACGACAATATTTTCGCTCTCAAATACGGTTGCAACGAGACATTGAAGGGCGAAGTTATCAAAAACGAGCCCGAAGAAAAATCACACTAGATAGCAAAACCCATAAAGCCAAAGACAACAAAAACATGTTAATGGGATTTAGCCGAGCCTTAAAAACCCAAGTGAATGATAAGGGATTTGAAGTGGGACTTGCTGGTGTGGTTGGCAACATGGCACGTGATCACAATGAGGGGAGAACGCTCTCATTTACGACAAGAGCGAAAGGGTATTACAACTCTCGAACCAGTCGATGGGAAGGCGGAACCAAAGTTAAACAGTTTTACCAAATGCCAAAACGAACCTTTATTGGTTGGACACCTGCCCTTGAGCGAGAGTTGCTTGCCATGGTGGCAGAGCAATTTACAGCAGGCGTGGAGAGTTAAATGCGCACTATTAAAATTAAACCGAAAAAGGGATTGCTAGTACGTGATCCATTAACCCGAGTACCGTTAAAAACGGTTGGTGAAACGAAACCTCGAAACACCTATTGGCTACGCCGAATTAAAGAGGGCTCAGCCATTGTTATTGAGCCGAAGAAGGAGCAAACATCATGAGTATCAGTTTTTCAGAAGTACCGAACAATGCTCGCGTTCCGGGTGTGTACATTGAAATTGATAACAGTCTTGCTAATAGTGCAGAAGAGCTGCAAAAACTGCTTGTGATTGGTAATGCTGTGACTGGCGCGACTGTGGCACCCAACACCGTTGTGTTGTGTATGGATGAAGATTCAGCACGTGAGCAGTTTGGTGAGTCGGATATCACAAGCATGCTGAAGTATTTTCGAAAGCAAGATGAAAGCATGCCAGTGTATGCGGTGAGTGTTGACGCTGCCGATACGGCAAGCGCGTTGGCAGCTCTTGGGGATACGCAATATCATCATATTCTTTGCTCACTCAATGATGAAACTACAGTGCGCGACTTAGGAACGTTTTTAGATGAGCGCTATAAGGCATTAGAAATGATCCCGGGCATTGCTTATCTTCCAAAAAAAGGTACGCATGCCGAGCTTATTACTTATGGTGCAATGTCCAATTGCCCATTGATAAGTTTTATGTCGATTAATGAGTTAGCGGACTCATCAAACAAACCACTATCGGATGCAGAAGCGGTGGCGGCATGGGCAGGTCAAGTAGCTCCTTCATTGGCAAATGATCCATGCCGACCACTTCAAACTCTAAAAATGGATGGGGTGTATTCCATTGCCACCAGTGAATTTGATTGGAGTGAGCGCAATTTATTGCTGCATGAAGGGATGGGAACCTACACCGTAACCTCAACCAAAGAAGTGCAAGTTGAGCGACCAGTTACCGCTTATACGGAAAATGCAGCAGGGGCGGCGGATGACAGTTATCTGGATGTGATGACACCGGCTACCGCCATGTATTTTCGTGAAAAACAACGCTCACTCATTCAAAGCAAATTTGGTCGTCATAAATTAGCCAAAGAGGGAACGAGCTTTGCTCCAGGACAAGCGATTGTGACCCCAAGCATTATCAAAGGGGAATTACTCACTTTGTATAAAAGCTTGGAGTATCAAGGGATAGTTCAAGACTTTGAAGGGTATAAAAAAACCTTGATTGTTGAGTTAGATGAAAATAACAAAACACGCATTAACTACCTAGACAGTCCGCAGTTCGTCAATGGCTTGATCATTACGGCAGGTAAAATTCAATTTAGAAAGTAACAGAATGATTGGGAGTCATTTATGAGTACAACAATAACCAGTCGTGGTTTTTTAGATGCCGGCTCATTGGGACGCTTACCGACTAAAGAAGGGGCAACCATTAACTTTGGTGGCGTAAAACGTGAAGCGGTCATGGGCGATTCAGGCGTTCTTGGATTTAGTGAAGAGTTCGAAGGTGCCCCTTTTATTAAGGCAACCATTGCGCATGCTAAAACCACCGATGAAACCAACATCAAAAACTTTACAGGCGAAAACATCACACTCAATACCAACAGTGGAAAAAGCTACACCTTGATGGATGCGTGGGTGAGTGAATCGTTAGAGCTTAATATCAAAGATGGTCAACTTGAAGTGCTGTTTTTGGGTACCGAATTAATCCCACAATAAGTGAAAAGGGGTTGGAATGTTAACGTTATTATTAAAGCGACAAGCCAAAGCAAGAAAAGCGCAAGCGATGAAAGTTGAACAAGAGAGTGCGCTTAATATTCCTGCGATGGTTGCAACCGGTTCTCGTGATGTACTTGAGCATAAATCATGGGATGAAGTGCAACACATCTTAAAAACCGATTTGAAATACTCTCGAACCTTAGCAGGCTCACAAGAGAAAATACCATACAAAAAAGAGCTGATAAAAAAATACACTCCATTGGTGAGTAAGCTGCTTAAGTCACATGAGAGTCTTGATGGATTGGATGTGGTTTGGTGGTTCTATCAATGGCAAGTGGATTGCGGTTTATTGCTATCGGTTCATGATGCATTTAAACAGGCGATATTTAAAGGGCTCACCACGCCGTTAAGTTGGAACTCAAATGGTCAAACGGCATTTTTAGATGTGGTGTTTAAATACTCGCATGAAGCCCATAAAACCAAGCAATCATTTAATGCTCAGTTTTTACGTGATGCTGTCACCGATTTGATTGAAGGGCGATTGGCCACCAATGCACCATTGAAAGTGAAAATGTTTCGTCTTGCCGGTGATTTATTGTTGGAAGCAGGCAATAGCCAAGAGGCGTTGGCTTTGTTTGAAATGGTCATGAAAATCGACCCTAAAAAAGGCGGCCGTAAAATCAAATTGAAAGAATTAAGAGAAGAGTTCGGTTATGAATAAACAACTGTTCAAAGTGAAATTAGCCATACCCATGGAAGTGGATGGAAAAGAAGTGGCAGAGTTAGAGCTTCGCAAACCAACGGCAGGGGATTTACGTGGTTTGAATTTGGTTCAAGTGTGTGAAATGCACTTTGATGCGGCCACTGTGTTACTTCCTCGTATTTCTAAACTCAATGAGCGTGACATCTTGAATATGGAGAGTGAAAACTTTGCGCCCATCATGACGGAAATTGCCTCTTTTTTCGTGGATACGAAACACTAATTGAGCGAGTAGAAACCTATTATGCAGACCTCGCTATAGTGTTTCATTGGCAACCCAGTGAAATCGATGGACTCAGCCTTGATGATTTACTTTTATTTCGAGAAGAGGCGCGAGTCCGAACCGAGAAAGAGAGCACTTAGCTCTCTTTTTTTATACCCAAAGAAAGGGATTGTTTATGAAAATGAATTTGTCCGTCGTCATGGACATGGTGAACAAAACCACCAAGCCATTAAAAGAGATGAGCAGCGATTCAGATCATTACGCTAAGAAAATAAAAAGCATTCAAGAGGCACAAAAAGACGACTCAAGCGCCATGGCAATGATTGCCTCTTATCAAAAAATTCAAAAAGAGTTGGATAAGAACGCACTTGAAAGTGAAGAAGCCACCGAGAAATTAAATAAACTCCAAGCACAAATGGCGAGCACAAAAGAGCCTAGTGCGGCATTGACGAATCGGTTGGCAAAACAAACCGAGAAAGTGGCCACGCTCTCTGCGAAACAAAATAAATACGAAGAGACACTTAAAAACACAAGCAAGCAGATGCAAAAAGCAGGGGTGAACGTTAACAAACTGGATAAAGAGTTTGAGCGTTTATCGAAAAGCCAAATGAGCCATGCAAAGCGTGTGGATGAGGTGAGCAAAAAATACAAGCGATTGAAAACCGCTATGGCACCGATCCAAAAACTCAGTAAAGCTATCAAGTTGCCAAACCTTCGCACCGCAGCGGTTGGCAAAGGGGCGGCGTTACTTGGTGGTTTGAGTATGGGCGGTTTATTTAATGAGATAAACAGCACCGCCTCTGAAATGGATAAGCTGGCCAAAACCTCAAACACGTTGAATCTACCGATTTCAGAGTTGCAAGCCATGCAATCACAAGCAGAGCATGCAGGGGTGAGCTCTGATACCTTGAGCGCTTCCATGGTGCGATTCACTAAACGCCTTGGTGTGCTGCAAGAAACAGGTCGAGGTGCAATGGGTTCATTTTTGAAAAATGGGAAAAGTCCGTTGTATCGAGAGCTGCAAAGTGCCGAAGATACTCAAGATGCATACGACAAATTACTGGTGTCATTTTCAAAACTAAAAACCACTCAAGAGCAAATGGCGTTTGCGGATGCGGCCTTTGGTCAAGATGGTCGTAAAATGCTGATCATGCTTCGTGAAGGGACAGAAGGATTAGGCGCAGCACGAAAAGAGCTCAATGCACTAGGCGGTGGAGCGAAAGCTGATGATGCTGCCAAGGCGGAGGCGTATAACGATGCTTTGCAAAAAGTGCAAGAGAGTATTCGTTCTATCAAGTTCGCCGCCCTTGCACCAGTGATGCAGAGAATTACCGAAGCCTTCACCGCGTTCTCGACTAAGTTTAAGAACGCCAAATGGCGAACAGATTTAATTGAGAAAATCATTAAAACGGTTAATGGCCTTTATGAGAGCTTTAAGTTCTTAGGTAATATTATTTTGTTCACCTCCCAACACTTCAAAGGGATCATTGCTACGGTGGCCATTTTTAAAGTGGCACTGATTGCATTAAACGCCGTCATCATGGCCAACCCTATTGGATTAATGGTGGCGGCCATTGGTGCGGCAGCTATCGCTGTTACTTACTTAATTGATAAGTTCATTGGTTTTGATGTGATATTAAAAGCGGTGAATCAAGCCATTGGTTGGGTATGGGATGGGATTAAATCCATGATAAACATGCTACCTGATGCACTCATTCCTGATGGTTGGAAAACCCCGGTGGAAGATGCCGGAAAAGAAGTGGATAAACTCAGCACCAAGCTGAACAAGATGAAGGATAAAAATGCGAAGCTAGGTATCACAACCACTGAAAGCCAACACCAAACCATTGCAACCTCATACCATAATCAACCAAAACAAAGCTTATCAGGCAACATTATCCCAATGTCCAAAGCGACACCGTTAACCAATCAAACAGTGAAAAGCCAAGCAGAAGTGGCACTTACTATCAAATCAGATAAGCCAGTTACTATCGATAAAGCAAAAAGCGAGAAGGGGACGGATTTAAGTTTGAATGTGGGAAATATGAGTATGAGTTATTAACAAAACAAAGCTGAAAATGCCGAGGAGTGTAACCCCCTCGGCGAGGAACGCAAGCGAAGGCTCCAAAAATGTGTGCTTGATGTTTTAAGATAATCACTTGCATGAAATAACCATAAACGTTAATGGATAAATGTGTAAAAGCTCAATTAGGAATGCTAGTGATAGTTGAGAGTCGGCTCTAGTTTGAATGTAATCAACTTATTAGTTACTGGATTTAAGTATGAGCAAACAGTAATGAATTTGATCTGCGTAAAGAATAGTGACTCAAGGCATTTATATTTGTTTTCTAAGTGCATTTGTATTCATAATAGTGTAGTTTCATTAGCGTTATTTAATAGTAATAGTGATTTTTTGAAAAAACTCAATTAATTATTATTTTGGAGAAAGCCCTTATATTAGCCTGATGTGTTATTGAGGGAATTGTTTTCAGATTATCCAGAGTTGTTTATAATTATGTCAATAAAATTCCATCCTGACCGTTCACTCATTAAGCGTTTAAAAAATCATAAGGGCGGCACTACGTTTCTTTTTGGAGCGGCTTTTAGTCAAGCTTATAATGGTGGTGCAGGTATTCCCAATGTGGAAGGTGTTCTTGAATTCATTAAAGAATTTGTTGATGAAAGAGATGATTTAGATGATTATCTTGCAGATCTAGAAGGAGTAGATCCTAAAGATACATATCAACAAGCTTTCAGTATTATCGCGGGCTCTTATGGACAAAAAGCGGTTAATGATATTGTACGTCGCGTTGTTCAAAGTAATATTGATGAAAATGAAAATCATCGTATTCCACAAGCGATAAAGGATTTCGTTTCAGGTATAAAAAATAATAATTTTCGTGTTGATAATATCATAACAACGAATTTTGATACCTTGTTGGAAGAAGAGTTTGATAATCAAAATATTCCTTACAATTCATTCAGCGTTGTTGCTGATACTCAATTACCAAGTAAAGTTAATAACAATATTAATATTTATCACCTGCATGGAATTTGGAATAAAGGTGATACTATGCATACAACTAGTCAACTGCAGCAAAGTAGAACGCGTATTGAAATATCTCTACAAAACATTGTGGGGGATGAACTTGTGGTCGTTATGGCATATAGCGGTTGGGAAGATAGTTTTACACGTGCGCTAGCAACAGTTGTTACTAACTCTAATGCTGATTATGACATACTTTGGAGCTTTTATGAGCCTGAGGTTGCGAAGATCGAGTATGCCAGACAAGACTTGTTTGATATTTTTGAAGATGCCATTTCTCGTGGGCGCGTTCAGTTTTATTGTGGAGTGGATTGCAATAAAACGTTTAAAGAATTGGGACAGGTCAAGGAGGTTAAAAAAAAAAGAGCTGAAAAGTACGAGCTAGAGCGTCACTTCCAAGAAACAATAAACTTCTATGATATAGAAGATAGAGGTTACAACCGCAATGTCCGAAAACAAACATTTCAAGACTCATTAGCATTTTTTAATGATAATAATGCATTATTTATTAGTGCTCCACTTGGTTACGGTGTTTATGATTTCATTTCATCGTTTAAGTATGCTCTTGATAACCAGAAACCAAGATTTTTACGAATTGATTGTTCTGAAGCACTGACTAAGGCGCAAATAGAAAATCAGATTAAACTTGAGACTAACCAACCATTATCTCAACTGCTTTACCTTTTCAGCACAAAGGCGGGTGAAGAGGTATATTTTATCATTTTTGATAATATAAAAAGCAAAATGAATGCTGATGCTCTTACGTATCTCGCTAATTTATCTGATTTACTTCCAGAGTTTGGTAAAAATATTTTTTTTATTTTTTCATCGAGTGTGGCAATAAAGCAATTTAGGTGCTTTCATGTAGAGTTAGAAGCACTTACTTTGCATGAAAGTCAGTTGATTCTGAATGATAGATTTGATTCTATACAATTTACTCAATCTCAAGTAGCACAGATCCACGATCGTTCTGAAGGAGTCGTTGATAAGCTAGAGCAGATAATGGATTTCCTTGAAAATAGCTCAGTTGAAGAAGTTTTGGCTCATGATGAAATTTTTGACGATGATTTTCATCTAGGTCACATCCCAACAACAACACTTAATCAGATCGATTTATTATTTACAGATCGGTCGAAAGAATTGACTCTGAGAATGTTAAATATTCTTTCTATTTTAAAAAATGGAGAGACGTTAACTAATCTTAGACAAGATCCTTTGGGGGCTAGACTTAATCCTAAACATGTACAAGAGTTGGTTCGGTTTGAGTTAGCTACGACTGTGAAGATAGATCCTTCTACTACAATCATAAAAATCAATCCCATAATTAAGGACTATATTCTTAGTAAAATGTCTAAAGAAGACATTTTCAGTATTTCAAATGCCTACTTGAAAGTAACGGTAATTCCGACAAAGTCAGGGGTTAAGCTTAGTTCACTTAATCGTAAAGTTTACCAAACTGGATATAGTACGGAAGAAGATAATACAGGAACATTACTTCTTTATTCGATTGAATCATGTTTACAGAATATTAAATATAACGAGAGTGTGGGAGAGAGCAATGAGATGAATGAAAGAAGGTTAAATAAACTTCGTTTTTATTCTAGCTCTTATGTCTACATGCTATGTAATTCCTCTCGTTTTGCTGAAACGATTTCGGCTGTAGATCTTTTGCTCGAAACAATTAAAGAAATTGATAAAGATAATTTATATAAGTATTACGAACATATAGCGTGTGCATACAGAATGAGAGCGGATTATTCTGAAGCAGAGAAGTATCTAAATCTCTGCGAGGAATTATGCCCTGATAATGATAAAGGTACTCTTGAGAGTATTTATATTGATCGCTTACACCTTCTTGAACGTACGAATATTGATGCGGCGATTGCCTTAGCTAGAGCACGTAAAAACGATTATCATAAAACGTCATCAGCTTTTATTTTATCTGAGGTAATTCTTGCTGAGCTCAAAGAGCCTGACGAGCGATTCAAAACGTTGGTCAGATTAGAGAAGCGCGCAAGAAAATTTAAGCACTACACTACCGCAAACAATATTTTGTTTACGATTAATAACGAGCGCAGTAATGTAGAAAAAATAAAAGAACTAGATAAGGCAATTGAATCAGATAGAAGTGGTTATAATTTCTGTCGTGCCACTATTTACAAGCATCAAGTTTTGGTGGAAAGTGGAATGTATGACCGTATTAAAGAACATGATATCAATGAGTTATCTAATATTTATAATTACTTATTTAGGCAAAAATTTGATATTTTGTTTGTTAAGTGCCATAAGTTGTTATGGGATATTGCGGCTTATCGCCAACGCCAAGATATTATCTATATGATTTATTATAAAGGCACAATTGTTTGGAGATTGAATTCTGACTATAAAAATGAAGAAAAGTACCTTGCTCTATTTCAAGATTTTGAAGACCCGACAGTGATAAATGGTTTAGTGCATAAAACTGATTGATGTAACTCAAGATCATCTTTTTAGTTTTTTATCTTTATCTAGACATTAGTGAAAGCTTTATTTTTTGTGACGGTTCAGATTAAATTAACGGATAATATAAAAGCCCCTGATTAAAGGGGCTTTTTTGTAGAAGAAGCTCAAGGGTTCTAAGGTGTAGTCATTATTGTGACAATTTAATGGTGGATTCTATGTAACTATTTGAAAGTAAATATATTAAATAGTTATTTAATATTAAATGAGATTACTTTCATTGGGTTATCAAGTCCTTATAAATATAGTCAATCCTAGTTGAGCGAGGATCTTTAATATAATGATACTAACATTAATTGGCATTAAGTCATGTAAGTTTAGTTTATTAATCTAGCACTTGGCTGACATGTCTCACAGCGCCACGTGCATTTTTGTTGACCTAAACCAGCTTTTATCCAAGCCATTGTGACGCTAGTAGAAGGATGACAAAAAGCCTCTTTATTACATAAGCTACATGTTTTCCATTGTGACGGTTCTTGCTGCTTTTGAACTTGTGCAATGTGCAT